TCGGTGACTCTGTTGTGTCCGCCTCTCTGTAGAGTGCGGTTTCCTCACATGAGCAATCTTGTGAAGAATGCGATAACCTTGCTTGTGGTACTATTGATCGCGATCTGGGGGATAACCTCCTTCAGTGAGTGGTTGATAAGTATCATGAGTTCTGTGACAGTTGTGGACGCGTACTAGCAAAGTACGCGTTCTGCCACGAAAGTGGTGCGTAGGAGAGACCTGATGGAAGTTAATTCCGATGTTCTTTACCTTGCCCTCGAAGAGGACGTGAGAGTTGCACAGGCAACCGGTATCCCTGCTGCTCAATCCCTGCTGAAGTCCATCTTCAAGAAATATGAAGATTTGCCTTCAGTACAGGCTGACAGCGCGGCGATAGCGAAGTTCCTATCCGTAAATGAACGGTGTGAACGCTTCACGTGGGACAAACTGCAAGAATGGGAATACGAGATGATAGGAGAGTTAAAAGCTCACCTCTATCATTTCTTCCACCCAACCAGTGTCGGGCACATTTTGGACTTTGACGAGGCGTTTCAACACGCCAAGGCAGGTCCCGGTGCCTCCATTGGAGCGAGAGGCGAAGACTTCTACACGAAGCACTTCGATTCAACTCTCACTTATACGCACAAGTCTCGTTTCCTTCCCGCCTTGTATAGGCGGCAGACAGCCGGATCTACCTGGTGGTTAGAAGCTGAAAATCAGCGAAACAACCGCCACAGTCTGCGCTGTGTTCCAGGGTCGTCCATATCGACAGTTCCGAAGAATGTCGACATAAGCCGTACGATTTGTACTGAGCCCAGCCTGCTGATGTTTTATCAGCTAGGTATGGCCGGTATTATGAATCGGCGTCTGCGTGAATGGGGTCTAGACATAGACTCCCAGGCTCCTCTTAATCGGGAACTTGCACGCGTGGGGTCCCTCGATGGGACCTTTGGCACTATCGACTTGGCCTCTGCATCCGACAGTCTGTCGGTTCGCATGCTGAGGGAGCTTCTGCCACAGGACGTCTTTGCGACGCTGTGGTGTCTACGTTGTGACCTCACCCGCCTTCCTGACGGGTCTGAGGTAGAGCTTCATATGCTCTCAACGATGGGGAATGGATATACGTTCACTCCAGACAGTGCTATTTACATGTGTCGTATTGTCAGTGTACAAATGCCTCGGTATCCGGTCGCGAAAGACTGGAAGATATACCGAGGATAACTGGGCAGTGTTCGGCGATGATATCATCGTACGCCGTGAGGCATACAGATGGGTAAGTCGTCTTCTTGCACTGCTCGGGTTTGAGGTCAACACTGACAAGTCCTTTAACGAAGGACCATTCCGTGAGTCCTGTGGTGCCGACTGGCACAACGGGGTGAACGTCCGCGGCGTTTATTGCAAGACGCTGAAGACGATTGGCTCACGGTTCTCCCTAATCAATAGGCTTATTGATTGGAGTTCAAGGCATAGGATTCCCCTTGTGGGGACTGTGCACCTCCTTCTTAGGTCTGTTCCTGTTGTTAAGGTTCCTTTCTTGGAATCCGAAGACGCAGGCGTTCGAGTGCCTAGTAGTCGTTCTGCTTGTCTGCGAACTACAGCGGGCTTGACAGCGTATGTTAAATACGCTAAGTCAGGCCCGAAGTTAAAGGTCGCAGATGGGCAGGTTACTCGTAC